ATCAGCCAATCCGAAAGCACGGTAACGGTTCGAGCGTACAACGCAGCCGGTGTGCCGGTCATAGCGGGAGAGGTTGACGCCAGCGAGGTTTTCTCCGCCGGCGAAGAAACCGTGAAAGGAAACGTCACGATCGGCATTGACGCGCCGGAAAGCATCATCAATCTGGGAAACAATGTCTACCAAATGAAGGTCAGGATCTGGGCCAAGTACAACGGTGAAACCATAGCATCCACTTACGCGTATCCAACAAAGGGACTTTATTGATCAAAAGGAGGAGATCCCATGAAAAAAACCGAAATGCAGCTTAAGACCATCGCCGACCGCCTGTACGGCATCCGCCTGCCTGCGGCCGAGGTGGCCGCCATCAACACCATTCTGGTGTGCGCGGGCGAACTGAATACCATGGCTGATCAGGCTGAAAAGGCCGAAGAAATCAAGGAAGCCGAAGAGACTGAAAAAAAGTAAGGAGGATCCGAAATGGATAAAACCTTCAATATCTCCATCAGGGACAGGCTTGCCAAAAACCTGAGTCATCTGGACTATGTATGTGGAAACACCGGATACATGGTCCGTTTTGATTTTGACGAGGAGTGGGACGCGTACCCCATCAAGACAGCGCGCTTCATCGAATCCAGCGGCGAACATCACGACGTGGCCGTGATCGACAACCAGTGCGAGTTCCCCCAGATCATGAACACCATCCGCGTGGAGGTGGGCGTGTATGCAGGCGACCTGTACACCACTACCCCCGCCGTGATCGGCGCGCGCCGAAGCATCCTCAGTACCGGCGGCGACCGGCCTGCCGTGCCGGAAGATATCGCTTACGACAAGATGATGGAGGCCATCAACCAGGACGCGCTGCGGGCGGAAACTGCGGCCGATGAGGCAGAAAAAGCAGCCGAAGAAGCAGAACAAAAAGCTCAGCAAGCGTTTGACGATCAAGTGATGATCGTGCATGTTGATTACAATGCCAGCGGCACGCTGCAAGCCGACAGGGAATACGAAGAGATATTCGATGCGGTTAGGTCCGGGAAAATGGTCTTTGCTACAAACGGAGCGGTAAACTATACGTTTTTTGAGCAGATTGACGGCGACCTCGTGTTTTCCAACGTGGAATATACGCATCTGAGCGAAAATAACGGCCTTTTTGCGAGGCTACTAATCATTGGAAAAAATAACAGTGTGAACGTGTACGCCAGGAATCAAGCCAAAACCCCAAACCCTTTCAAGCTGACCATTACAGGCGCGGTTTCTGCGGAGTATGACGGAAGCAAGGAAGTGAATGTGGAAATCCCAAAAGCCGGCATTGACGAAGATACGCTAAATCAAGCCGTAAAGGATGCATTGCAGGACGCAAAAGACAGTGGGGAATTTGACGGTGCTGACGGTGCTGACGGTGCTGACGGTGCTGATGGTGCGCCAGGCAAAGACGGTGCGCCAGGCAAAGACGGTTTCTCCCCAACGGTAGAGGTAGACAGCATCACTGGCGGTCATCGTGTTACCATCACAGACAAGGACGGCGAAAAGAGCTTTGATGTGATGGATGGTGAGGATGGCGAAGATGGCGAAGGCGGTGGAAACACCAAACAGATCACAGGCCAGATCAGCGGCGACGAAGTTACTTTTGACATGCCTGTGGCTGATATGATCGCGCTGGGAGAAGGGCTTAAAGATTACCGAATCGTGATATATAGCTCGTCTAGTTCGTCGCATTACGGTCATCTGGTTACACAGGTGTATACTGTAAACGACTGGAGAAGCGTTTATCTGGTGGCTATAGAGCGAACTTCGGAAATTAGGGTGGCGCTGAATAGCACAACAAATAAAGCAACGGTTTTCACAAGTAACTATCCGTACTACTCTATACCCGACCCGTTCCAAATGAAAAATGCGTACCTTGGCACAGACGAAAACGGCGCTTATGTGCTGAAAGAAGCGCCGACCAGTTCCACGCCCGTGCTGCAAATGCTGGACGCAGACGGGGTGCTTACGTTCCTGAGTCTGGAATCTGGAGCGCCTGTTACAATTACGCTTGAAATGCTTATGTCGGCGTTTGGTGATAACTTAGTAAACCTTAAAGCGATGGTCATCGTGAATAATGCAGAAGTTCACTTCTACTCCTTCAGCTACATATCAAATTTTGAAGACCCGGAAAACCCGCCCTATATCCTGTTTAATAACGGTGATGGAAAAACCATCCGCATGGAAATGGACGGTGCTCTTTCCTATGTTCCTTCTTACATTGAACAGATGCTTCTGGGGGGTGCGTGGTAAATGGCAACGGTAGCTGAAAAAATGACGGCAATTGCGGACGGTCTCCGGGAAGCTACAGGCCAGAACGGATTGATGACGTTGGATGACATGGCTGCTGCCGCAAGAAGCTTGGCGCAAGGCGGGGGTAGTACCCCGCCCGATCCCCGCGACCAGTACCAGCGCGTGGAGTACATCGAATCGGCAGAAAAAGAAACATATCCATATGTCATTACGGATGTCTGCGCAGAAAATACAATCGGAGTAGAGATCATCGCTTCCTTCCCTGTTATGCAGGACAGAATCCCAATGGGTTCCAGACAGGATAGCGGCGCCACAAGATTTTATTGCGTATACCCGTTGTCTACAAACAGCGTATATTACGGCTTCAACGCGGGTATTTCGATATCGTGCCAGTTGAAGGTTGATACTATTTACAGGCTGCAAACGAATTTTCTGGACAGCCGTCTTGTTAATGTCTACGATGAAGCTGGAATACGAAAAGGCGGCGGGTCTATCTCGGGCACGCTCACGCCCCACACTGTGCCTATCTCTATCTTCGGCTACAATTCTGCAAGCTCCGGCGAAGTAACATCCAAGCGAGAATATAAGCTGTACAGTGCAAGATGTTCCAGAGGGCACGAGGTTGTGCGGGAATACATTCCCTGCTACCGCAAGAGTGACGGGGTGGTTGGCCTGTTTGAAAAATACACCGGGCAATTCCTGACACCCGAAACAGGTGCGTTTGCAAAGGGTGCAGACGTTGAATGGGAGTGATGAAAACATGATCCACATCTTATGGCTGATCCCGGCATTCATCCTCGGCCTGCTTGCTGGCGTCTTCGTGATGGCGCTGGCCGCGGCAAACGGAAGGAGCAATAACGGAAATGAATAACAGCACATTTTTGGCGGGGGTACGGCGCATTGCCGACTCCCGCCCTTCTTATCGAACGGGCGGCAAAGGAATGGACGGCACATGCGACTGCATCGGGCTGATCATTGGTGCCGTCGGCAAAAAGTACGATATGCACAGCACCAACTACTTTGCGCGTTTCCAAATGCGTTCGCTGGACAGTCTGCTGGACGAAAGCCAGCTGCACGAGGGAAGCATCGTGTACAAGAGCAGGCGGGATACAGCGGAGCTGAACGCGCGGTATCAGTCTGGCGGAAGGTACTACACTGGCGACACGCTGGACTACTACCATGTGGGTGTGGTGACCAAACTTGACCCGCTGGAAATCACTCACTGCACCAGCACCAACGATATCAATGGCATAGCCTACGACAACAGCATCCGCGCATGGAGTCACTTTGGCGACCTGCTGGATGTGGAATTTACAGACGAGGAGGAAAGCAGCATGGAAATATACACTGCAACCGTAACAGCCAGAAGCGGCAGCACCGTGCGCATGCGCAGCCGCCCGGATACAGATGCGCCGACCGTGGCCAAAGTGCCTATCGGCCAGGCTGTTCAGGTGCTGGAAAGCGCATCCGGCTGGTCGAAGGTGGACTGGAACGGGCAGCGCGGATACATGATGGTGGAATTCCTGCACAGGCAGGAAAACAACGGGGAAAACACCATGCCAAGCACAGAAGATACCGTGACCATCACTATGCCGAAAAGCGTAGCGCAGGCTCTGCTTGACGCCTTTAACAAGGGGGTCAGAGACTGATGGATACCATCATCCAACTGGGCGCAGCCGCCACGGCGGCTGTTGCCATCATCACCCTGCTTGTTCGAATCTGGCAGCTGACCAAAAAGGTGACCGACGGCGTGGAAAAGATCAACCAGGAGATTGGCGATCTGCAGTACGAACGCCTGGCAGAAGCGCACGACCACTATGTTCGCCAGGGCTGGTGCCCGTCAGCCAAAAAGGAAATGCTGTGCAATATGTACCGGGATTACACAGCCAAGGGGCGGAATCACCTGACCAAAGCATACGAACATGAAATTCTGGAACTGCCAAGCCATCCGCCCGCGGCAGAGGTGAAGGCGTGAAGGCCGGGCAGCGCGCAGATGTGATCAAAAGCGTTCTGCGTATGAGCCAAAAAGCGCTTGGATGGACGCTGGCGCTGATCGGCGTCGGATACATCGGAGGACTGATATCCATCTGCATCAAGCCGGAGCTTGCACAGCCGCTAAGTCAGTACGCCGAGATCTTTACCCCGGTATGGCAAGTGGAGATCGCCGCGTACGGTGTGGGCAGCACACTGGAAAAGCTGCCCATCAAAAAGCCAACTATAAACGCTGACGTTGATACCGATGATTCAAACGGTTAAGGAGGGAATATACCATGAAGAAACTACTGATCCTGATCTGTACCCTGTGCCTGATCTGTACTCCTGCGCTGGCTGAGGAGACCGTGCGCGTGGATGTTACGGGCATTGTAACCAGCACGATCGCGCTGATCGCGGGCGTTGGCGCTGCGCTGTTAAGCTACGCGTGGAGGCGTTGGGCAAAGCCGTGGCTGGAACAAAAGCAGCTGATGGAGGTTGCAGAAATCGTTGTAAACGCGGTGGAAGCCATCCTTGGGCGCGGATACGGCGCAGACAAATGGATCCTTGCACTGGATAAAATGGCGCAGTACGGTTTTGATGTGGAAAGCCAGGCGGTGGAAGATGCGCTGAATGCCGCTTGGAAGAAGCTGGACCTTTCTCAGATGATGGCAGGCGAAAAGAAGCCTGACGAAAATACAGGAGGCGATATGAATGTGTAATGAATCCCCGATGCTGAAGGTGGCTGTTATCCTGATCGTAGTGCTGTTTTTGTGCATGGCATGCATGGAAGAAGAATTCCATCAGCTGATCTGCATCCTGGCGGCTGCGCTTGTTGGATGCGTGTACATGGTTTGTGAGAGTCATGTGGAGCGCGCAAACGCGCCGCTAATTTTGCGCGATGAAAGCGTTTTTGAAAAAACAAAACCTCCCGAACTTGCAGAAGAATAAACGGTTGAGAGGTACACCGCCGGATGGTGAAGCGCGGGTACAAGGATATGGTGCGCGGAATTGAAAGCGAGCGCATCAGCCGGATCATTGACGCCTATGTGCACAATGACCGGGACAGGGAGATCATCAAGCTGAGCCTGCTGCACGGCGTAAGCTATACGCGCATTGCAGACAAGCTGGAGCCGTGGCTTTCGCCGCGCTCCATTCAGGAAGTAATGAACCGGTGGATGCCGGTGATCATGGAACATATCAAACGATGAATGAAGCCGCCCTTTTGGGCGGTTTTTTCATTTGCTATAAACTTGCTATAAACTACTATTAACTAAAATAAAAGTTGTATAGTTTAAGTTATAGGTGATTTTCTCCGGTGCAGGCTGCTCGGTGTTTTCGCTGGCCTCCGACGTTTCGGAAGCCTTCTCGGCTTCCATGGCCGCCACCGTAGTGTATAAGGAAGTGATATTTCCACGGTGCGATTTTGCAATAGCTTTTTCATCAATTGCGGTGCTTACGATCATTGGTAGTTTGCGACCCTGTCGCTTGCGTTCTGCAAATACAGCAGATAGATCGCTGACTGATTCGGTTAATTGGGTTGATCGCGAAATGAGAGCTTCTCCCGACAGCACCCAACTGGGTATTCTGGTATCACCACCGCCTTCTGTGGAGCGATCGTCAAAGTCCTTTCTCTTTTCGAAGAATTGGATTGGAAGATATCTTTCAGCCATGGTTATTCATCTCCTTTCGGAACCATACAGTTACGAACTTGACGCTGAGATATATGGAAATAGTCAGCAATAGAGCGCTGAGGCAAACCACACTCGAGCAAATAACGAATCAAGTCTTGCTGATTGATATTTGCGTGATTCTTAAAAACCGCTACTTCGCACAAGAAATCAAATACACTAGCACAGCTTTCGTTTCTAATGATTTTTTGCTTAACAACATTTTGGGTCAATGTTTGAATCTCAGAATAGGACAGACCCTTCATTTGCTGAATGATGATCGCTTGTTGCTTTGCAGTAACATTCTGCATATCCATTACGTTGATAATTCGCTGCAGCAATTTCTCAATTTCTGATTCCTCTGGCTTTGGTACTTCGATTATTGTCTGAAATCTTCTCCATATTGCGTCATCAAGAAGTTCTTGATGGTTTGTTGCTGCTACAAGAATTCCACACTGGCAGTAAGCATCCATGTTCTGTAGCAGACTATTCACCACGCGTTTTAGCTCACCTAATTCGTGTTGATCGTCTCTTGCTTTCGCAATTGCATCAAATTCATCTAGGAAAAGGACGCAAGGCTGTCTACTAGCGAAATCAAAAATTCGTCGTAGATTCTTCGCAGTATTACCAAGCAAAGAAGAGATTAGAGTGTCTAAACGTGCTGTGACTAGTGGCAAATCTAGCTTATTTGCTAAGTAGTTTGCTATACTTGTCTTGCCGCAACCAGGGGGGCCGTACAAAAGAAGGGACATGTTGAAAGGCATGCCGAGGCTGTCAAGCTTGTCTTTGATTTTGATCGTGTTTTCAAAATCAAGCAAACGTTCTTGAGTTGAATCAGCTAGAATAATGTCGGGAGAAATCGGTTTATAGTCAATATCAACTATTCCCAATCTGCTTTCTTGATCTACCGGTGGAGCTACCAGAGCATCTGTAAGGGCCGTACCGTTATTTTTTTTCTGCAGTAAATTCTCAATACGCTTACTTGCCTTTTCATCACCATCAGCTGAAAGCTTTTTTGCTAAGAGCAGAGCGTAGTTTCTAACCTTATCTCTATCCCGATCTAATCCGGCTTCTATTATCTTAGTTATTTCCGAATAAAACATCGAGCACTCCTCCTCCGTGAATCATAATAACATAAAATCGGAGCGATGTCAACAAAAAGTGAATCAAAATAAAAAATAACGTATCAAAACGTGAAATTACGAATCAAAATGCACGACATCCGAATCAAAATAGAATTGTGATGCGAATAATTATAATGACGGCAAATGCCCTCCGTATAGGAAGGCATTTGGTTGAAAAGCCATGCTATATATCTTCTGCTTCTATGCGATAAAGCCTTCACTTGCCAGCCAGCGAATCAGACTGTGATCGATGGGGCCGGTAAGTGAACCGTTTTTGTCTACCACAAACGGGCCAATGTGATACGCGAAGCTGGGTGCATTCTGGTAGATGGCTTTCTCGCCCGTGTAGTTAGCGATTTCTGCCACCAACGCCTTCCGGCGATCACCGGTTACGTTAGTTTATGAATTAAGTTTGTAAATTAAGAGTATTTTCGTTAAGTGCATCAAAACTTCATCAAACCTTCAGCAAAGCCGCATGAATGCTGCATAAGCGCTTCATCGCGGCCTTTTTTGTTTTTTGAGACAATAACGGTGGAGGTGATGAGATTGTACAGCAATGATCAGCCGTTTAGCTACCAGCCGCACCGCATGGGCGGATACGGACAGATGCAGCCGATGTATCAGCCGTACCAGGCGCAGCAGCAGCCTCAGCCACAGCAGGAAGTGCAGCTTTACTGCAGGCCTGTAGCAAGCGAAGAGGAAGCGAGAGGCATCCCGGTGGATTTCTCAGGCAAACCGATGGTGTTTCCGCACATGCAGGCGGGAAGGATCTACGTCAAGGTTTTTGATTCTGGCAGCGGATCGGCAGCATTCTACAGATTCCGCATCGATACACCGGAAGCGGAACAGAGGTCGGAACAGCCAGCCGTTGCGTTTGCGCCCATGAGTGACGTGGAGCAGCTGAGGCAGACGGTGGCGGAACTGCAGAACGAGATCCGAACGATGAAGAACAGCAAACGAAAGAACGCACAGGAGGTGGCTGCAAATGATGAATAACGAAACGGGCTTCTGCACCGGATATATGCCGGAAGGTTTTGTCCTGGAGCCTGAACATGATCAGTCGCTCAAACGTGACTTTTCCCTGGCGTCCATGCTGACGATGGTTTTTTACATCCATTCCGGGATGTTTGCCGGAATCGAAACAGTTGCTGATTTCAAAAAGGCTTTTAACGACTTCAACGACTTTATTCAGCAAATGGACATTCCTGAACTGGAGGTAAACCAGGATGAGGTTTAACCCCTTGGCAGCCATGGGCAATCACCCCATTGCACAGATCCTCAACGTTGTCAGAAACAATGGAGACCCTTCCGCTGTGATCCAGCAGGTGGTGCAGAACCACCCGAAGCGAGACCAGATCCAGAAGATCGTATCCGGAAAAAGCGATCAGGACCTTTTCCGCACGGCGGAAAACATGTGCCGGGAGTGCGGCACCAGCATGGATCAGGTGCTTGCTCAGTTCGGCATCGAACGATGATGCAACCGCGGGAGCGTACGGCCTGCGTTTGTAAATAGATGAAAAGGATGTGATTTTTCAAATGGCAGATAACGAATTCATGAGCGGCTATGCCCTCGGACAGAATGAGGGATCCCGCAACAATGGCGGCATGTTCGGCAGCGGTGGCTGGGAAGGCCTTCTGGGCCTGATCGTCATTCTTGCCCTGGTCGGCGGCGGCCTTGGCTGGGGCGGCGGTTTTGGCGGCATTGGAGGCGGTGGCCGTGCTGGCGCTCCTTGTGCCACTCAGGCTGATGTGCGTGCAGCTGTTGACCAGCAGACGCTGATCAGCAAGCTGGACAATCAGACTTATGGCCTGGCGGACGCCACCTATTCTCTCAATAACACCATGACCAACGGTTTCCACGGCGTGGATAACGCCATCTGTAACCTGGGCTACAACGAGCAGACGGGCTTCAACAACATCAGCCGCCAGATCAGCGACTGCTGCTGCGATACCCGCGCGGCCATCAAGGATGTTTCCATCGGCATCGAACGCACCGGCTGGAATCTTTCCAAGCAGATCAGCGACTGCTGCTGCGACATGGAAAAAATGAACATGCAGAACCGATTCGATGCAGCACAGAGCCACAACGGCACCATGCTGGCCATCGACAAGCTGGGCGACCGCATCATTGGCTACATGGCCGACCGTGACAACCAGGCGCTGCGCGATGAGGTACAGGCATACCGTCTGCAGGCCTCTCAGGCCAAGCAGAACCAGTACCTGATCGACCAGCTGCGCCCGTCCCCGGTCCCGGCGTACATCACCTGCAACCCCTATGCCGCGTCCTACGGCTGGGGCGGCGGTGGTTATGGACGCGGCAACGACTGCGGTTACTGCGCTGCCTGATCTGATCCAAAGAGAGCGGGGAGGCGGGAAACCGCCTCCCTTTATGAAAGGAGTTGACTGAATGGAATATCGAGTGATGCGGATTGATCCGCGAAGCGTGACGCCTGCAGCTGTGACATTTGCTGCAGATACGCTGACCATCAACCTGCCTCAGCGCACCTATAACAGCGGTTGCCCGTACTTCCTGCGTCTGACGGAAGAGATCCCCGCAGAAACGACAATCGGTGCGGCTGTTGTGATCACCATCGGAACCGGCACGGCGACGTATCCGCTGCTGGACTGCAGCGGTGCACAGGTGACGGCAGAACGTCTGCGCACCGGGTACAGCTATCCTATTGAACTGATCGAAAGCGCACCCAATGGCGCATTCAAGCTGAAGGCGCATCTGCGTTACAGTTGCTTCAAGGCGGCGTTCAGCGTAGATGGTACCGTTCCCGCTGAAGGGGGTGCTGCTGGATGAAGGCAATCGCAGCCTATATGGCAAACAAAAACCGCGAAGGAGACAACCGACGAAACGAGTATCGCGAGACGGACCGGCGCGATTACGACCGCCGCAGCGAATACGACGGCGCAGAGAGCCGCGTATACAACACGCGCCAGCCAGACCACTACCCTGCGCGCAGCGCGATGGGAGACTATCAGCCCGAGGGAAATGAAATGCGCCGCCGCAGGGATGCCGGAGGCTGATACATGATGGACGAACCCATCAGCCCGGAAAGCCGATACCGTGGCCGTGATGGACGCTGGAAAGCTGGTACCCGTCGGAGTGAGTACGACGGAGGTGCAGCCTACAACGATCCCACAGGCCGCCGAATGGGCGACGATGACGACATGGATGACGATGCTGAGGCTAATGTGATCCGGTGGCCATATGGACCGGGAATGCCGCACATACCGCCCGACAGCCGCATGATCGGCTTTGGCAATCGCCCGCGCGAGTACGAAACCCGCAGCCATTATGATGGCGGCAGGCAGGAAGCTGAAGTGGGCGGAACGATGTGGATGCAGCCCATTGAGGAGCACCATCACAAGGGCATGAAGAAGCTCGACAAGGCAACAGCCGAAAGATGGGTGCGCAGCATGCGAAACGAAGATCCGAACAGGCCGACGGGAGCACGCTGGAGCATGGATGAGCTGAAGCCAATGGCGCAAAAGTTTGGCATCAAACCAGAAAGCGAGGAATTCATCGAATTTTTTGCTATGACAAACGCCATGTACAGCGATTACTGCGAAGTGGCGAAGAAATTTAACATCACAAGCCCGGAATTTTACGGCATGATGGCCAAGGCGTGGATGGAGGACAGAGACGCCGTGCCAAACAAAACAGCAATGTACTATGAGTACATTGCTGAAAAGTAAACATTGTCCACAACATAAAAAGGCCCCGCCAAAAGGCGGGGTTTTTACGAAGGTATCATATATCGGTGTATGTGTACAACGTTACAAGATACCCTCACAGGGCAAAAGAAAAATCATTCCTTTTTCAGCAGCGGATACACATCCAATTCAAAAGCATTTGGATCCGAATAAACGTGGCCACGAAGAACAAGGCCGGTTTTTGATTTGCGATACACAACGGACGATATGCAGGATTTGAGCATATCGTTTTTTTGTTGCGGCGTTGCGTTTTCGTACCCGTCAAAGAGGCGGAGGATTGCGGGTGCAAGTTCCTGATGCGTGGCATATACGGGCTGATCAGCAAGCAGCTGCTTTTCGGCCGCGATGCTGGATTGCAGTTCCTGCATGCGTGCGTCAAGCTTGGATCGGCGGGAACGGTAATCATCCAGCGTATAAACATCCTGTTCAAACAGATCCTGCACACGGTCAAGCTGGCGGCGCAGCTTTTCCAGTTCGGTTTCCATAGCCGGAAGGGCGGAGGCGTCCTGTTCGGGCTTCGGGGTGGAAAAGGCGGACAATGCGCCGGGGTCATCCAGCCATTGCCGGAGCGTGGAGAGGATGGCGGCCTCCACAGGCTCGCGGTAGCTTTGAACGGTAGGGCATCCGCGGGTGCGGCATTTGATGATAGCTTCCTGACGGCCGCAGGATGGCAGATGGCTCATGACATGGCCGCACTCACCGCAGAACACCAGACCGGCCAGCGGATTGGAAAGCGGTGTGCCTTTTCGAACTGGCAGATGTTTTTTGTAGCCGTGAAGTTTTTGCTGAATGGCGTCAAATGTTTCCTGAGGCAAGATAGCCTGATGGATACCCTTGCGAAGTTTGCAGTCGTTGTTGATCACACGCCGTTTGCTGTAGCCGGAGAGGGTGGGCGTCTTCTCCACTTTTTCGTATCCGTAACGGATCCAGCCGGCATAAACCGGATTGGTGAGCATGCGGTGGATGCGGCAGGCGGTCCAGCGGGTACCGTTTTCGCCGGGAAGAACACCGGTGTCGGTCAAGTGGGTGGCAATGGCAGTGATGCCCATAGGCGCACCGTTGCGACCATAAAGATACCAACTGGCAACAGACTGCACAACAACAGCCTCTTCAGGCTGTATTTCCAGTGACCAGCCGCGCTGGCCTGTGAGCTTGACGCGCCGATAACCATAAGCGGCCTTGGAAGCGATGCACTTTCCTTCCTCAAGAGATCGATCCTTGCCGGCCTGCTGGCGTTTGGTGGATGATTTGTACTCCTGCCGTGCAAGGAACAGCGACACCTCAGCCATAAACTGATCGTCGGCATTGGCGGGATCAAGGGTCTTTTCCGGGGTGATGACCTTTGCACCCGTCAGCTGCAGCACGCGCAGGATGGTGCCCTGGTCGGATGTATCACCGCGGGCAAGACGGGAGATGTTGGTGCAATAGACGCCCTCCCATTTGCCTGCAATCAGATCGGCGATCAGCTGCTGGCAGCGGGGACGATCCTGTATGGTATCGCCGGAAACGACCTCCTCATAGTATTCGGATATCACATGCCGGTTGGCGGCGGCCAGATCCGTGAGGATAGCGCGCTGACGGGCAAGCGTGTCCTCGTGGCTGATACGTTCGGCCTCATAATCCAAACGCGAACGGCGCACATATGCGCAAAATGCCATTTTCACACACCCCCGCCGATTTTGGAAATAATGCCAGACTGCCTGAGCAGATAGCCGGTAAGGCCAAGATCCAGATTAGAGAACTCCCACACAAGCCAAATAGCCATACAAATTGCCACACCGCCCAAAAAAACGGCACAGCCGCGCCAGAAATTGCGTCCCTTTTCAAAAGATTTTAGATGATCATGCTTTTCTTTTACGATGCCATCGCATAATTGTTTGATATGCGATATAGAGTTCTCGCAAGTAGCAGTCATGTGCTGTACGGTGGAGTTGTGCTGCGTGATCAGAGACTGCCGACCGGTTTCCACAAGGGCAACAACATCGGAAAGGTATTTTTCATGTACAGAGGCAACACGTTCGATCTCATGCTGGTGGTGATCGCTAATACGGCGGATCTCTTTTTCGTAGGACTCAACAAGAAAGTTGGCCAGCTCCATGGACGGATGATTGGAAAAAGCCTCTTTGGCTTCCTTCGGAACCGAACCAGCAGGCGGCTGCGCTCCTGCGGCGTTTTCGATCTGCGCAAGATAATCCAGCGAACCGCCCAAATGCTTGACCATGGCTTTCACATTGCTGAAAGAGGTTTCCGTGGTTTGGAAGGAAAGCCACTTATCAACTGTGGATTTGGAAAGGGTTGGGTACAGGTCATCACACATTTTTTGCACAGAAATGCCGCGGATTTTCAACAAATATTTGATGTATTCCTGTGGGGTTTCGGGGAATTGCGGGGGATTGGGCGCGGTTGCAGTATTCGGCAATGGTTTTGCACTCCTTTTTTGCTATCGTTGGATATAAAAATTTCGCGTGAAAATGCAAAAATCGGGGATTTTATTTGCAATGGCAAATATCATATGGTATAGATGCCAAAAAGATTCCAATTTGAGACTGACAGAAAGAGGAAAAGAATGAAAGGCCGATATGACAGCGGCACTCCACCCTTGATGGGAAACTAAGAAAGTTATTTGTTTCCATCTTATCAAAAATACAAAAGGAGTGCAATGCATGAGCAAAAAGGAATACAGAAGGAATACAATGGAGCAGAGCGAGGAATACGCGGAGATTTGCGAGGCCCAGGAGCGGATCTGCAGGATGGTGCGCCGGATCTGGTGCCTGCCGCTTTTGGATAAGGCGGAGGATTTTTTGAGCAAGATTTACCGCAGGGGCAGCAGGTAGGTATGCAAGCG